TCTACTGCTGTTTGTTTCATCTTATTTCTTTTTAAATTGTTCAAAATATGTTTCAAAATACCATTTTATCCTTTCAATAGTTTTTTTATCTGAAAGCTTCAACTCTACTTCTGTATCTAAAAACTTCATAATTTTATCTGCTTCACTATACATTCTTTCAGCTTGCCATTTAGCACCTACAATAAAAGCATCTTGTTGAATTAAACCTAAATCACAATATATAGAATCCTCTCCTTCTGCTGCGTATTCTCTTTCAGCAGCTTCTTCAAGTGTTTCTTGTTTAGGTTCTTCTTTTGGAATGATTATTTTGTATAATATTCGTAAAGGGCAAGTTGGTATTTCTTTTTTAATTGATTCATACTGTTCTTTAGTGCAATCAACATAATCGGCATCAATATAAAATTCCTTAGATGAATGATATTGATATTGTTTTTGTATCCCAACCTCTTCACAACTTGGATTCTTAACAAACCATTCTAAAAACTCATCATCAATAGCTTGTACACCGTCTTTGATTAAGTCTTGGTCTGTTGTTAGGATGATTTTTTTACCTTCTTTTACGGGTTTTACATTCACATACTTGGCAATAATATCAGCATCGTATAAGTAAAACCAATCTCCTTCTTTAATTTCTGAATCATTAGTGATGTAGATGTTTCTATTTCCCCACAACGCTTCACCTTTATTAATCAGAATTAATTGTTGTGTTGTATCATCAAGTACTAATCTACTTGGTTTATCTGTTGGTAGTATGTGTATGTTTTTCATTCTGTTTGTTTTTTACAATTTCAATTAGTTTTTTAAGACAAGCTAGTTCAGCTTCTTCGTATGTCTTAAAATCCCCTTTTGATATAGATGATTGACGTTTACCAGTTATATGATAAGCGTGTAATTGCCCACCATAACTATACTCTGATAATATCCCACCAAATATTTGATGCTTCTCCATAAACCAACGAAAGGCTTGTTGGTATAGTGGAGCAAGACAACTTTCTATGCTATTAGGCATTGTTGAAGGATGGTCATGAGTAGTTTGGTAATAAAATAAGCCTTCCCAGTAATGACCCATACATCTTTCATCAAACCCAAGTTCCTTTAGTGCTAATGCTTGTTCGTAGGGGACAAATTCTTTTTCTATCATTGTTTTGTTTTTAGAAATTCTTGAAATAAATCTTTCATAGTAAAAGTACCTTGCTCATTTTCTACTGTATAATTTACTCCATTTGCTAAATCATCATAGTACTCTATACCTTTAGAAAACAAAAAACTTCCAAACTCAATAGCTATCTGTTCTGTTATTTTTGCTGATTCTTTTGCAAAACCAACATAATTAGGCACTTTGTCTTCAGGGCTATACTCTGCTTGAGTAATACCATCTAAATGTAATTCTTCTAATTTATTCATATTAAATTATTTAAAGTGTATTCAATAGCTGATTCGTATGCTTCTGTTGGTGTATTAAAAGCACCAAACAATTCTTTTTTTACCCCCTCTTTAGTCCTAAAGACTCCAAACCATCTATTTTCATTATAATAATCTGCATAAACCCAAATCCCATACTTTTCATACAACCACATGATAACTTCTGCAATTGTTGGAGCATTGAAACAATCTTCTATTTTATAATTTTTTTCCTCAAACGCATCTTTTATCTCATGAATAATACCATTAGGGTCATAATACTTAGGTTCTGATAATCTCACAGTACCTAATATATTCTTGTCTTTATACTCTTTTTCTTTTAGCAACTTTGCTATTTCAAAACTTATTGGTGTGTTCATACTAATTTAATTTTACCTTGCTCATCAAAAGTTACATCCCATTCTGTTTCAGAATGTAATATACCTTCTTCAAAAGCATAAAGCTGAAAATCTTTAACAGGACTATCTGTTCCTCTAGACGCAAATCCATCTTCATAACATTTTTGCATGTCTTGAACAGTAAACAACTTATCCTTCACAAGTTCTTTGTGGGCGTTGAAACCTTTAATCCAAGCTGGCTTTTCATTGTAATTTTCATAATGATTTTTATTTTCTTCATTACAAAACCAATTGTCAGCCATCTTCTCAACACTATAACCATTAATAACTTCTTCTACTTCGGATAGAGAAAGTCGTTTAATTTTATCAAACACTTTTGGAAATTTTTCATCAGGAATTGGTTCAACTTCTAATGGTTGAGTTGAATGAGTGATTTTTAAAAATTTTATTCCTTCCATAGGTTTTGAATTAATAGTATCAATAGCCTTTTTATTTGGTTCTACTATTAAACCATTACTTACAGAATAACACCAATCACCTACTTTAATTTCAGAATCATCTACAACTATGTAGTGTGTGTCTGATAGTTTAATTAACTTTTGCATAGTTCTGTTATTTTATTTTCTACTTCATTTATTTGTTCATTAGATAAACCCTCACAATAGAATGTACCTCTACCAAACTTAGATTTAATCTGAGAATAAGTAAACCCTGGTTGTTTGATAAACTCTTGAAACTTATCGTCTAACCAAGATATAAATTCTTCACCATCAACAGCTAATCCATAATGACCTTCTTCTAGAAAGTCTTTATATTTTTTATTAAATTCTTCTTGTGTCATATATCAAGTTTTAAATGTCGTTTAAATAAACTATTTCTTTGTATAACACTTTTCCATTTTCAGATAACAAATATCCTTTTGTCAAATATTCTGAAATGTTAGTGTTATCTTCTACATAAATGTATTCATCATCTATGTCATCTCCATCCAAAGAAGCTTCATAAGCAGATACTTTTTCTATTTTACTAAGTCTTTCTCCACCTTCGCAATAACCTCTATCACTTACCCATACTTCCATATCTTCAGGGTACTGGCTTAATTTTTTAATTAATTCTTTTACTTTCATATATCAAGTTTTAAGTTATATACATATCTCCCTTTTGGATTATCAAACATTTGACTTAATTCTTTATCTTTTATACCAGCATCATATGCTTTAGATATTTCAGGAATTAAAGGAGTTGATTGTGATAGGATTTGTTTTAATGAATTGATTTCACCTAAATATAAAGTGTCGTAGAAATCATCTTTTAGTTCTAACAATCTTTGTTTTTCTAACTCTTCTATTCTTTTCTGAATAGCTGTTGCTTCAATTATTACATAATTTTTCATATATCAAGTTTTAAGTTTAATAGGGGGCACCATTTTGTAGGCGGCGCCCCCTAAAATTGTTAGATCACCATTTAATTGTCCACAGCCCCCATAAAATAGAAATAGACTTTTCTTTTACTGGAGTAACAGGCGCAACATCTTTAGAAGATCTATTTTTTCTAGAACTTTTTCTAGCTACTCTGATCTTTTCATTTTCAATCTCAATGTAGCTTTGATAAGTTCTAGCTAGTGCTATTGAAGGTCCACTACTGATTGTCCATGTGAGTCTCCCGTTAATTTTCTTGATTATCTTCTTTGATAAGAAACTGATTAATCGGGTATCACATTTTACATCATTTCGTAAATCTTTAAATTTCTGTACATTATTAGTCTGGATGTACTCATAGATTTGTTTGATCTTCTCAAACTTCTTTTGTGTGGCTTTAATGTTTGTTGTCATGACTTTGGTTTAGATTGTAAATAAGAAATAAATAGTCTTCTTTCAAGTTACCTTCTAAAGGAAGATTGTCTAAATATCCTTTAAATTTTAACTTTTTAAGATTTAAATGTACAGGGTTTTCGCGGATATACTCAATGATTTTTTGATTATCATCTTGTCTAGCGCGACCATGAAAATAAGCAATGAGCATATCCCTAAAAACATACAGTGTAGTCTTACAAATATGCTCATATGTGATCTCTGCAGGTGGATTTATATACTCACCTTTAACAGTTGTGATTATCTCAGATACTGTGATATTGTATTTACCAACTTGTTTAAACAACCGGCGCAACTTTTTAAGTTGTTTTGGTGTACATTCTAAAAGCTTTACTAGTATTTCTTCATTAGTAACTTTCATTCTAGGGGGTTATAATTTCAATTTTTGATTGATCAAGATGAGATATGGATTCATTAACCCATTTTTCATCAATGGTATTTGCATAACACAAAATGTGTATTGTTGCTACTTCGTCTTTTGATAGTCGCAATAAACGCCCTATACGCTGGCTAGATTTACGCTCGTTGCCATATGCATGCATAATTATACCCTCTTTGAGATTAGGTATGTTCACACCTTCACTAAGCTGTAATACGCAAGATAATTTGGTTATAGTACCATTTTTGAACAACTCTAGATTATCTTCTGAGGCAATGTTCTTAGAATGGTAACTATGTGTACACATTTTATCTGCTTGCTTTTGTGTGTTGGTAAAGAGAATACATTTTGTCTGGCTGGCATCAAACAATTTCTGCGCGTATTGTTCCTTACTAGGAAACTCCATTAACGATTTCATACGCATGATGCGCATGATTTGTTGTTGTTTATGAGAGTTTGCTGAGTTAATTGCCTGTGTCCAGTAATTATATTCATCTTTTTCGCTGGTAAACCAGGTGCGACGACCATCTTTACTAGATTTTGGTATAGTCTTGTGAACATTAAGCTTAAGCATATGCACCTTGATTCGGTAATCATTTAGAATTTTGTCATTTACTGCAGTATCTGTAATGTAAGAGTACACAATAGGACAAAATCTTTCAACCATAGTACCTTTCTCAGAAGTTTTATACTTGGGTGGGGTACCAGTCAAACCAATAATCATACCTCCATAGCGATATAACCAATCTTGGTGTGAAAACAACAATGAATGGCACTCATCAAAGTATACTATATCATAAAACAAACTTTGTTTAGGTAACGATATGTAAGTGCTAAATATAATATGATCTAGCAGGTGCTCGAGATTATGTTTACGAGCTTCATCCTGCCAAGATTTAATTATACTTTTCTTTGGTGCCACTACAAGTACACTTAGATTATCAGTGTACATGCTATTCATGTGTTTAAGAGCTATCAGCGTTTTACCTACGCCAACGCTTACGGCTAAACCAGCTCTCTTTTTTCCGTTTAAAGCTTGAAGCGCTTCTTCTTGTATCTGGTCTCGTGTCATGTAAACTGTTTATGATTCCAATTAGAGTTAATAGTAAAACTGCTAGAACAACAAATAGCCATCCTAGTCCTAGAAGTATTGTAAGAAAATCGTATGTCATCTTTCTCTTAGATTTAGTATTACGGCATCATCCATGCTAAGTTTATCATGTATGTACATATGACAACTTCTGCATACAGACAACCAAGTAGATTCTTTAAGATGATTTTCTCCAGTGCGACCTTTTTTATGATGTATATCAGTCGCATTAAGAGTGCATCCAGGTAGATTTGCTTTGCACATTGGATACTTATCAAGAAATAACTTTCTAAGTTTTGTGTATAAAGCATCTTCTATCTCCCTTTTAGGAGAGCGGGGGCGTATTGGTTTTTTAGTCTGTAACTCTTTACCAGATTTTTGGCAACTCCAGCAGGATTTACAATACTTTTCACGCCCCACGCTCTTCCATATGAGGGATTCCTTTTTACACGAAAAACATATTTTCTTTTTAGCTTTCACAAGCTTTTAGTCGAGGTAGAAAATTAGGATCGTGTTCAAGTTGATAGAAATTTGGTGGCAAAATACGTTCTTTAATAAAACGCTCAATAAGATCTTTCTTAGATATATTAAGATCTTTAAAAGAAGATGTATTTACCACATCTACCGCAGGTTCTGTTTCTTGAAGTAATTCTTGTACAGTACTACTTTTAGGAAACAATTGAGCAAACAAGCGATTTGTGCGTTCTAATACAATTTCATGTTTTAGAGTATTAATCACTTCTTGAGCTCTTTTGTGCACTTTAAAGATACGAGTTCTTTTCTGTTTACTCATACTTTTTAGTTCACTTTGTTCATATACCTTTAAGCCATATAGTGCTCTATGGTACAAGAAATTTTGGTAAGCAGAGAACTTATCTTGTTCATACTGCATAAACCGGGTTGCTGACACCTGGTAATCTTGCATTTTACCAGAATAAACAATCTTTGAGTAAGGTTTTTGTTGTGACATGGTGATAGATGAATTTAAATTTACAAATAAGATATTGGGGGCCCCTGTTAAGAGCCCCCTTTATCAAAAAACATTAATTATTAAAGATCAAAGTTTGCGTCATTCAAAGGATTAGTATCTTCGTCGTCGCCGGCGAATACTTCTTCTTCGATTTCTTCTTCTTCAAAATCTTCAACTTTTGCTTCAACACGAGTTTGTACCAAAGATGCTTGATAAGCATTTTTGATATCTTCTGTGTTGTTATGAGCAACTAGCTCATCTTGAGAATTTACATCTTCGCGGTAAAATGTTTTGCGATAGATAGGTTGACCATCTACACAGCAAACAATACCTGTGGTGCCAGCAACTTTATAATCCCGTCCAGGATCTTTAGCATTGAATGGCTCAAGGCTTTCCGTAACTACAATTTTACCAGGTAACTTTTGACCTTTGAAGAATCCTACTTGAGTTAGGTCTTCTACTTTACCGTGGATCAAAGCGCTCATGTTTGTACGACGCAAAAATCCTTTCTCATCAATTTGCACTCGGGTTTGCTCTACCCTTACGTGTCCCCATTCAGCGTTATTTTCGCTGGGAACGATTACATTTCCGAATTGGTCTGCTGTTACTACAACTGCATTCATAAAAAAGTGTGTGAATTGGTTAAGCCCAAATTAAAAAACTCCACTGCGCACGGGCCTTTATGCACAACAGAGTATCACAACATTGTGTCGTAATATTATTCGAGAGGATTAAAATCCTCAGGTAATTCTACATCATCAACAATTACATCTTCGACAGATTCTATATCTTCGCTATCATCTACTATTTCATCCAGATCTGGATCATAGTATTTAGTAGGTCGAGTAATTGAGGAACCGCTAAATGGGTTATGGATAATTGTACCGCAATCTAAGGATACGAGAAATTGTATTTCTTCCGCATCTAGTTGCAGATATTGCTCGATTGACATCGAGATAACTTTACCGTTTGGTAGCTGGTATAGCATAAACAAAGTTATATAAATAAATTTTATAAATGGGGGGCGTTCTCACCCCCCAATTATAAATTCATCTACCTCTACACCAAAAAGTATTTAACAACGCATTGTTAATCCACAAAAGGATTTTCTAAAACTTCAGAAACAAGAATCATTTCTGATTCATTCTTAATAAGCACATCACCATTAAATTCTGGGTCGCTATTATTTTTGTAAAAACATTTAACTCTATATGGCTCTCTAAACAAATAGTTATATTCTTGAACAATACCCAATATGTATAAAGTATTGTTTATGACATGTGTCATACAATGCTTTTCAGTATTTTCTTTGTTTATAGAATACATTCTTTCTGTTGTTACAAAAACATGAGATCCTACCGGGAACTTTTGGTGTGGTAACTTTCCTGATAAACTTCTTAGAAATATGTTTTCTAAACGTTCTTTATCAAAACCTTTATAAGAAAACTCTGTACTAAGGTAAGTTAATATGTCATTTACAAATTTCTGTGTTTCGTCTGTCATTTAAGCTCGCATTTGTGGTATTTAGGATAAAACAGATTAGACACCTTTTGCCAGTAGTTTAATGTAGATTGCTTAAGATGACCATTAGGGCCACCATTCCACTTTCTAGCAATAATCTCTGGGTTAGTATAGTTCTTAATCTTTATCCATTTCTTAAATGCTTCAACAGATTTATATTCAGAATACCTATCTTCTAAAGTAAACTCAATACCTATTCTATTGAACTCTGCGACCATAATAGGTCTAATTTGCAATACACCTGCGGCTTGCTCTTTAGCATTAAAACTAAGGGGATCTCCGCCACTCTCTACAAAGATCATGGCGGAGATTAATTTTGCTAATACAAAAGCTTTCATAGTTTACAGATTTTCTTCAATCCATTTGGTACAATCAAAATTACCTTCTTTATCTCTATTTAAAGAATATAATAATGTAGTAACTTCTTCTCTACTCCAACTATCCTTTGGCATA